ATAGTAAAGAAACTTTAAACGCGGCGCCAGCTCATATCCGCCATCACGGAAAGTTTTGCTGGCATGCGTATAATCCTTTAGATAGTCACTTCCAAAGAATCCTTTGAGAAATTGATTGCCAAATGACACAGTATTATCCTGTAATCACGTCACCTAAGGTTCTACCAACAGTAGCACCAACACCACTACCAATTGGTGTTTGAATTGCATTATCAAAACGCACGGTTAACTGCATGGTTACTGGGTCATTTAAACTATAATCAAGATTACCGTAATCTACCTGCTGTAAGAAACACCCATAAAGTTCCCAAGTTTCTAAAACCGTTGGTGTACTAGCACCATTACCGCCGTCTAGTACTTCACAACGAGTGATAAACTTATAATCAATACCACTTGCAGCACTAGCTTGTTCTACAAAATCTAATTGTTTCTGTAATTGTTCACCAATTAATTTTGCAACTTCTCCGCCTGCGTCATCACGAAGATTAACTGTGACAGCCTGCCATTCGTGCTTGCCTGCTAGATATACACGGCTGTTATATACTGGAATCTCTATTTCTGAGAAACTAACCTGTGGACGTGTAAAGTCCATTACTTGTTTTGTCAGTTCTGAACGTGGAGTACTGACACCTAAATTTTCAAATACCACCCTAAAGCGATACTTTAGTTTTGGCATTAACAGACCTTGGGTAGGACTTGACTGGTCACTAGCCAATGGTACTGTCATTCTTGTTAACGATGATACGGCCATCTCTTTCTCCTGTTGTAACTTTATTTATCAGAAAACGGAACCAAAAAAATAGGGCCGAAGCCCTATTTTTTGTTTGTGGTATATTATACCGCGTTTGCTGTTGCAACTTCACCTGCTGCAATTTCACCAGTATTCTTAATACGAACTGGAATGTAGATAAACTCAACAGCCTTAACTGGTTCTATTGCAATATCAACATATAGTTCATTACGATCAATACGGGCAGGTGTGTTGTTGCTTTCATCACACACGACCAAATAATCGTAAATACCACGTTTCGCAACTAGGTCGTTTAGAAGTCCTTGTATTGATCCTTTGATCTCGTCTCGTGTAAGTTGATCGTTTGGTTCGAATACAAAGTTCTTTCCAATAACTTCTAGTCTATTTCTAATGAAAGCGATAAGTCTTGCAACGTTAATACGGTCAAGCGCACCAGTTGATGCAGATGTAGTCTTATTACCATAGTTTGTAATACCTACACCCGGCAAGAACGTGATTGGATTAATTTTGTTTTCATACAAAGTATCTCGTAAACCTTGACGTACTGCTGTCGAAACAAACTCACCAGTTGCTGCATTTACATATCCAAGTGTTGTAGCATTATCAACAGTACCGCGACGTGTGCCTGCTGGTGCTAACCACGGAAATGCAACGTCATCGTTGCGCACAATAGTTCTTAGCATCATGTGACTTGGTGGCTGTACAACAACATTACCACTCAAGTCAGTTGTCTGACAACTTGGGTAGAACACACCTAAATATGGATCAGTTGCAGTTAATCCATCTTCGTTTGTAGTGCCTTCACCGTTTGCATTTGTTGCCCAATCAATAATTGCAGTTGAAGTATCCGCAAGTCTTAATGGTGTATCACCAACAATAAATCCAGTATTATTACGCTCATTATTTAAAGCAACCATATTAGAAATCAGCTCAGGATAGTTTGGACTGGCAATAATATTAAATGTTCTTTGCTCTTCTCTCAACTCCTGATTACTGTCGATACTTGACTTCATTGCAGAAACTACTAAAGCACGTTGCGCTTTTCGCCCCATGTACGGAGAACCATCGCCTTGTAGACCACTTGCTGTGACCCAAGCATCCTTTTGAGTTGGGAGAGCGTCATCTGGATAATCAGTGGCATTGAAGTAATCTTTCTGGAAACTCTTTACATTAAAGCCACTTCTACGAAGGTTGAATAATAACATACCCTCAGCATAAAGACTTGGATCTGGCTTGTCAATATCAACATAATTGCTGGTTAACAAACTCTTGGTTGTTGGAATGGCGTCAGTGATTGGATCAGTTGTTCCATTTCCTGCCCAGCGAGCATCTGCAAATAGTACACCGTCTTGTGTGGTTTGGTCAGCGTTGTCTAGTAGAACCCACTGATTAACACTGCTAACGCTCTGCCAACGATATAGTTTTGGCCAGTTTTCAAGATCACTGCTGTCTAACCAAAGATCACCATACACCAATGCGCTTTCTGCACTATCGTTCTGCGTAGTTGGTGCAGTTGCCGCAATGATTACACCATTTGCGTTAGTACCACTTAGGTCAAAACCGCGAGCATCATTGGTCACGTTTTGATAACCTTTCCAAGAACCGCCACTTTGAATCATAATATCAACTTGGTCGGTTGCACTGTAGTACCAATATGTACCTTCAGCTGGATCAAGACTTGGCGAAGTACCGCTAGCTGTGTAGCTGTCTGAGCCACCAAGCACAATCCAATTACTTAAAATCAAATCGCTATCATTGCCTGCTCTAATTCCTATGACAGTTGAATTAAATCCAGCATCTGCAACAGGAGTACCTGACGTATCTTTAAGCACAATCACTCCACCGAGCGTATGCTGGATGTTGATTGCCCCTGTTGAAGTGACGCTTGCAGTTGTGTTTGCGACGTTTGCCGCAGTAAACGCTTCGACAAAGTCTGCCGCTGTGGTACCACCTAGTGTTGCTGTCACAGCAGTCGTGAGTGTTATACTGTTCTTTGCACTGGCTTGAATAGTAAACGTTTCACTGGTAGTAAATGTAGGTGATGTGTCGTCACCGGTAATACTTGTTGCACCTGTGCCATTACGCTCAAAAATCTTAAGTGTTAGTGTATCATTTTCGCTAACATCATACTGAGCATAAGTTGATTCAGAAGCAATATTTGCACCGCCACCTGAAGGATCAAGATTTTTATTCGCACTCTGATCGTTTTCGTAAATTGGGCAACTTTGCTCAACAAATACACCAAGAGTAGAATCAAATTGATTAACACTCAAATCTGCACCTAAATTTACTGAAGTTGTTTTACCCCAAACGCTACCGGTTGGATGTGGTTCACTATCAGTTGTGCGCCACGCTGGTACGGTATAGTGAGGGCTTTGTTGAACAAATGGAGCATAATAGATACGTGGAGTGATACCTACGTCAGTTAAAATAGTTCCTGTTCCGGCTGAGATATCACAAATACCATTACCACTGTCTGTTGAACCATCGTTGCTTGCACTACCATTTAAGTAAATGTTTAACTTGTTGCTAACTGCTTTTGCATACACGCCAGTGATGCCTGCATCATTTATATCAATTGCTAATTGTGCTACAGTTGTTCCAGTTGCAGTTACTTCAGTATCATTTAAGAAAATACTGTGTCCAATTGTAATACTTGGACTTGAAACTGTACCGGTTACTGTTGGCCAGCTTAATTTCCACGCATTACTACCAATAAGTTGCCAACTATTTGCTGCAACTTGCTCTGTTCCGGCCGGAACAGCAGTAGTAATAGTTGTTAATCCACCTGATTTGAAGTATCCAGGATTACTAGTATTTGTTGCTACAATAGCATAATCACCAATACTACCAATGCTTGCTTTTGGTACTCCACCACTTAAATCATCTGTGCTTGTAATCACTGTAGGGATTTTGTTGGTAAATGCGTTTGTACTTGCACTCCATTCAAAGATACCCCAAATAGTATTGTCTGTATCAAGCCACCAGGTACCATCAGTTGGTGCCCCAGTTGGACGAGTAAGACTTGCACTTAGTTCAGTTAAATCAATATCAGCACGTTGTACATACGCTCTGTTAGTAATACCTAAAACTGAATATGCTGCAAGTAAACCATATTCATTAAGTTCGTAGCCGTTAATACTAGTTCCGGCTGAAGAACTATAGAAAAATGGATTTCCAAATGTAGCGGCCAAATCACGTTGACTTGAAATAAGATATACTTTATTTGCATTTGCCGCTGTAGTGCCGGCCGCTACACCAGTACCTGAACCACTTAGTTTGTTTTGTGCTGTTGCAATCATTATAAGTGGTACTGAATTAGTTGTTGCTGGTAGATAGTTGCTCTCGTCAATTACGGTAACTTCTACTCCTGGAGAAACTAATGCCATATTTTTTCTTCCTATGTTATATGCAATATTTATTCAATACCCCTAATAATTGGTGTTTGTGTTGCCCTTTGCAAAGGTATAAGTAAATGCATGAAAAGACCGCTTTGTGAAGCCTGTAAACGCAATTTAGCCGCAGTAAATTATATCAGGGAAGATGTGACGCACTATCGGACTCGTTGCGATAGTTGTATAAGAAAAAAACGGAAAAAGAAACCAGCAAAACCACGATGGATGCTAAATGGTTATACTAAAAAAATGGTTTGTGATAGATGCAACTTTAGAGCAAAAAGTGGTGCCCAAATACTTGTGTACCATATTGATGGAAATCTAAGTAATTGTGATATCGGCAACTTAAAAAGTGTATGCTTAAACTGCACTGTCGAGGTAATTCGATTAGAACTACCGTGGACAGTAGGCGATCTCAGCGAAGATTAGCGTTCGTGTAAATCATGAACGTACAACTCAATCAATGCATAGTGCAAAACTTTCATTAAGTCTTTGCGATTGTATCCATCCTTCTTGCCGTAGCGTTGAGCATACTTCATCACATTCCCAATACAAAAGCCATCTCCGTGACCTGCATCAATGATAAACTCTGTGGCTTGGTACTTGTTTAAGCTGTAGTGTTCGCCATAGGTTGCATCAATATAGTCCTTGAACTCTTGTAAAAGTTCGCCTTCGTTGTATTTGTAGTCAATTTTTTTCATTTTTAACCCTTAGTGTAATAAGTGTACAATATTAACAATATCTGCATCAAAAAGATTTTGTTTAAAAAAAAGTTCTAGCATCTTCTTTTCTTTTTCATATAACTTTTTTAAATGATCATAGTTATGTTCTATGTCTCTTTTTATTTCAGATTGATTTTTGGATATACTTTCAAACCATTTTTCTGTATTATACAAAATAGCTCGCAATCTTAGGTAATCAAAACTATGTAATGGGTCTGAGTATGCATCATTTATATCTCTTTGAATGTCATAATCTAAGTTGTTAAACTCTTCAATACTCTTAACACTTGGCCATGCTTCATCTTTGAAATCTTTATAAAACATTAATTTTCCTTTGAAGCTTATTATTTCATTGATATGAATACCTTGTTTTGTTTCGAGATAATTCGGTAAGTCAGGATCATCATAGTTTGGTATTTCTAAATACTCATTGAAGGTTTTAAATCCCAGACTTTGTAATGTACTACATGTTTTTGGTTGTCCCACTATTATAAAAGGTAGAAAATTTATCATATGTTTCCATGTTTTTTCTGAGATTGTCACATGAGAATTAGGTCTATCAAAATCAGTCTCTGAAATAATTCCAAACAGTGCATTTTCAAAATCTTGTACGTTATATGGAATCCCATTGCCTACGTTCCTACTTTTGTTGGGTTCTGACAGATTGGTATAAAAAATTGTGTCTGATGGAGGATTATTCACTTCAGATAGAAACTCTGGCCAATGTTTTTTTTCTTCGTTATGTATGTAATCTTTGCAGTTGCTTTCTGTTTCTTCATCGCGTATCCAATAACTGTAAGTTAGTTTTTTTAACAAACCAAATTTCCAAAACAAAAATAATAAAAATGTTCTGGCATACCTTTCAGGCTGACCAGTCTGAAACAACGCTGTTGTCTTACAACTATTCCATTCTTTGTTTGATCCGCATAGTTTTTCAATTTCAATATTTACATACATTTTAACAAGCAAATAATTGGTGAATACAATAGGAACGCCTGCAAACTTTGAAGTATCAAAATTGGATTTGTACCAAGAATTAAAAACTAAACACATTTGCAAATCAGTTTCTTTTTTAATTTTGGATATTAATTTAGCCAATTGGTGTACCCAAGCCATTGAATCCAAACAATCCCATATTAACGTCAATGCAAGTTTTCTGTATTGGTTATCTTGTAATTTGGATTGTATAATGCTAAAAGTTTTATCAACTGCGCTTTCATCAGTGTGCATTCCAGATATTAAATCATAACAAAAATTCTCAAGTTGATAAAACAAAACCTTGTTCTTCATCTTAGATGATTAAGTCCTAAATGTTTGACAGCTTTGGTCATTTTGATTCTTTGGGCTGATATCCAAACACGTGAATACATTCTTCTTGGATCCATTCGGGTAAATTTTTAAAATCTTCTTCATAATCACAATCAGGCCAACTTGGATCTTTTATCCTGGCATAATAATTTTTCCATTTTGCATGTGTTATAGGATCACGACCGTCGGCCGGTCCCAACAAATCACCAATGGTGATTTTTATGTTGTGTCGACTGCAAAGTTGCTGAATAGTTTTTATGTTTTGTATAAAGAGTTCTAGCAATCTCTGATGATTATGTTCAGTTATACTCCTGACATCTGATTCATATTTGTGTAGATTCTCCAACCAATGACGTATATTTTTTATCAAAGACTCTATACGAGTTGATAAAGCATAGTTTTTGTCAAAATTATTGTCGCAGAGTAAATCGTCGAAAGTCTTAAACCCCATACTTTTTAGTTTCAGAGATGTTCCAGGATCGCCTAAGATTAAAAAAGGTGTACGATTGATTATAGGCAGCCAAGTTTTTTCTGTTATTAAAGGGTTGTCCAAGACGAATGAGGTTTCGGGTACAACCTGGAATAAACATGAATCATAGATGTTGCCATACGGTATCCCCGAATAATGTGTACCATTTTCAGAATCCACAACCTCTATGTTGTCAGGACTTTGTGAGAAACGTTTTAACCATTCTTCAGCTTCGTTGCGGGTAAGATCATACAATAACTCTTGACAATTTTTTTGTATTCTTTCTGTGACAAACAAAGACCATTGACATTTATCTAGTAAGTCATGTTTATAGAATTGATACAACAAAGGTAATCGATTTGCCTTATTGGCTTTACCAGTTAAAAACAACCAATGCGTATGATTAGCATTCCAGGACTCTCTTAACAAACTTTCTTCTTTTTCAACTAAACGTTGGTACACCCACACCAACAGTAGATCAATAAACACCACATCATCTACACCGCATTCTCTTAAAGATTGTTCATAGGGTTTGTACCAAGAATTAATAACAAGTATAAATGTTTTGCCAAGGGATTTTGCACGAGATATCAAATGTGTCAAAGTGGATTTGCCTCGCGATACTGGCGGCACCTCAAAAAGCATTGTGCCTATCAGCACTTGGCAAGGATCATTCAATACATCGTCAAGATGGTCAAGATTAGTATTCTGACCCCAAACGTGTTCAAGACCGATTACTTTAGTATCATCACTGCCATTTACAATTATTGTCACTTCAATACCTTTACATTCAGAACACGCAAAGTTTCTTGTAATAAGCTAATTTGACGTTTGCAGTCGTCTAATGCGTGGTGACTTGCTGGTGGTTTTGGTAAGTCAGGCCACAAACTGTACACTGTTCTTGCATCACGTACCTTGTAATACTTCCAAGGCAAGCTCATACCATAACTTTTGTATGCATGTTCAATGATGTTCATGTCAAAGGTTGGACCGTTTGCCCATACAAAATTGCTGTTCCAAATTATAGGATGCATTTCTTCAAGGGCTTGTTTAAGGCTTATACGACCATCTTCAGCAAATGCTTCTTCTCTTGCCTCTGGCGGTTGGCTTGCCCACCATTGTAGTGTGCCTTCTTCGATGTTACGATCAGGTTGGCTGTCAGGATCAATTCGGGCATAGTAGTGTCTATCATACCAGCCGTCTGCAAAAGGATCAAATGTTTGCATTGCAATCGTAAGAATACAAGCACTTGGACCAGTGCCTATAGTTTCAATATCAATCATTATATCAGCCATACAAGTATTGTAAGGCATTACAAGTGTTTTGTCTACGGTTTTGTGAAACTCATCCAAAGATGTTTATTGATTGGCTTTTTATGACTTATTGGATTAACAAATCCTTTGCTGATAAAAATTTCAGTGAGAGTGCTTTGATTGTATCCACTCTTATGAACATCCCATACTTCAAATTCGCCTCCTCTTTGATGTCCCCAGAAACCAGCACGAGCACGATCCATGTTTTTGCCTTTTATCCATTGTGCAATATGATATTCCATATTTGGCACTGCTAATTCACACACGCCACCTGATTTAAGTATAATAAACCATATACCGACCAACTTGTCTGCTTGTACAAAAGTAAGGTGTTCAAGGAAGTGTCTACTAAAGATTTCATCAACACTGTTTGGTTCTACTTGATCGATGATCTCCCATGCCGGACAAACAAAATCTATGCCAGGCAAATCACGAATGTCACAGGTGAGAAATCCTTCCTTGGTTGGATTTGCACCACAACCAAATTCTATTTTCATTTTGCCTTCTTTGGTTTACTTGGTTTTTTCGTTGACTTACTAACCATTTTTACAACCTTTGCCTTAGGTGCAGTATACCCTTTGGTTAACGCATTTAAACGAGCAAGTATCTTACTTGCTGGATTCACACGTTTTGTTTTCTTTGCTTTACGAGCTTGTCGTAGTTTTGTAGTTGCTCGTGTACGTTTCATTTGAGCTGCCTTGGCCATGTCTTTGGGTGCTGAACATGCTTTTGGATCAGGTACAATGCGTCCTGCTTTAGGACCGCTAGCACAACGATACTTGAGTTTGAGTTTATTGCCACTGCGACTCCAGATCATTTTGTGTTCAGCTAATTCTTCTAGCTCTATTGGATCTACAAACTCTTCTAAACGCATTATCCAATTACCCAAGTAAGTGGTTGTGAGCCATCAACATAGTTTTTAAGTTCTTCGATCTTGCTATCCATAATTGCCTGGCCCTCGGCTTTCATAGCTGAACCATTAAGTGCAGTACCACCTTGTGGACCAGCAATAGTAGCAAATTTTTCTCGTGCTTCACCAATGATTGATTTACTAGCACCTACCATGTAATCCTTAAACCACTGCGAAACACTATAGTCGCTTAAAAGTTGAATTTCAGGACGTAAATTGTATGCCCAAATAAGAATAGTTTCGCCGGTGCCACGTGGATCACGTATAAGTTGTATTTGTTTAGTAACAGGATTGAATGTGTAGTTTACAAAACCACCAAACATCCTTGCTGCTAGCTCAACGTACTGTGTGTAAAAGTCGTATGTTGCTAGTC